GGAGAATCATCTATCTTTATGGCTGATGGTACATCTGGCGATGCTTCGTATCGTGGTTATCTTCAATATCAACACACTAATGATAATTGGAACTTTGGTGTTGCTGGTGCAGAAAAAATGAAATTAACCTCTGATGGTAAGTTACATGTCACAGAAATAACACATATTACATCTGGTAGTTTAGAAATAGGTAACGGTGATGAAAAACAAATATTTGATGCTACAGAGCAAAGTATAGAGTTTCAAACTGCTGATACAGAAGCCATGCGTATTAATTCTGATGGGGAAGTATTAATTAAAACTACATCCAATCCGCAAGACGCATCATTATGTGTACATGGTGCTGTTGAAGGTGGATTTGCAGAAGTAATACAAAAAGCATCTACAACTGCCACAACAAGTCAGCTTTTTCTAGGATTTATGATTAATAACGGAGCTACTGGCTCTGGACAAATAAATGCTAATGGTACAGGACAGGCAGCTTTTGGAACATTTTCAGACAGTAGATTAAAAGAAAATATCACTGACCTTCCTTCACAATTAGATAAAATTAATTCTATGCGACCTGTAGAATTTGATTACATTGAATCAAGAGGTGGTGGACATCAAGAAGGATTTATAGCACAAGAAGTAGAAGAAATTTATTCTGATATGGTTGGGGAAGATGATAATGGTTTTAAAACATTAACAGCTTTAGGAAAGTGGGAAGCAAGATTAGTAAAAGCAATTCAAGAACAACAAACAATTATAGAAGATTTAAAAGCAAGAATAGAAACATTAGAGGGATAAAGATATGACAACAAAGATACCAGTAGAACTTTCAAGCACTCCGGGAATTGTAGATAGCTCTAATGCTACTGCTATTACTATTGATAGTAGTGAAAATGTTGGAATTGGAACTTCAGCTCCACAAGGTATATTACATTTAGACGAAGGTTCTGCTGATGATTGTAAATTAATTTGTGAAACTCACGCAGGTGGGGATTCAATGATTCTTTGGACACAAGGCAACAGTGGTCCAGCATGGGCAATGGGTTTAGATGCAAGTTCTGGCACTGCTGATGGTTTATCTATTGCTTATAAAGCTGATGGTTTTCCTTCATTAACAAGTCAAAGTGTAGTAGCTATTGACACCAGTGGAAATTCTACTTTTGCTGGAACAGTTAAAGTAAATGGTGCAGGTAACACCCTAGAACTTAACGCATCAAGTGGTGTAACCTATCAAAAATTTTCAGAAAATGGCACAGGTAGATTTTTCTTAGCTACTTTAAATGGTGCAGATGGTTTAGCTTTTGTTGATGCTGATGGTTCAGCAGAAAGAATGAGAATTGATGATTCTGGCAACCTTTTACTTAATACTACTGATGAAACAGGCGGCGGACAGCTTGGCACAAGTAGATTTTGTTTAAAAATAAATGGTGCGGCTGATAATGGTATATTAGTACATGACACAAGAACCTCATCAGGTACAGATAATGCTTTGGTATTTGTCAGAGGAAGTAGCACAGTAGGTTCAATACAAACTTCTACTACTGCAACAGCTTTTAATCAAAGTTCAGATTACAGATTGAAAGAAAATATACAGCCAATGAAAAATGGTTTAGAAAGATTAAATAAATTAAAACCTTCTAAATTTAATTGGAAAGAAACAGGAGAATCTTCAGAAGGTTTTATTGCACATGAAGTACAAGAAGCAGGATGGCTTGAAGGTGTTTCAGGTAATAAAGATGATGAACAAATGCAAATGGTTGATTATGGAAAAATAACACCATTACTTGTAAAAGCATTACAAGAGGCAGATGACAAAATAGAAGCTCTTACTGCCCGAATAGAAACCTTAGAAAGTTAATATGGAAATATCTACATATTTATTATGGAATGCTTTTATAACTTTAATATTAGCTCCAATACTTTACAACATTAGACAGAACACTCAAGAAAATAAAAGGATTGATATTTTATTAAATAAAACTAGAGAGGAAATTGCAAGGGAATATGTCACTAAAGTTGAATTAAAAGATGACATGGACAACCTTATGGATAGACTAGAAAAGTTAGACGAAAAACTTGACAGACTCATAGAAAATAGGTAAACTATATGACTAAGAAAAAGAAAAATAAATCTAAAAAAACTGCAACCGTAGTTGAAATCTCAGTCAAAGAAGTTCCTATTTCTCGTATCCTTAAACAACTCAAATTAAGGAGTAAAAAAAATGCCTAGAAAAAGAAATAAAAATAAAAGAATAGATTATCGTTCTGGTGGTCGAGTACAATTTCAAGGCGGAGGACTAGGCGATGGTGACATAGGTTTATCTACTTTTGAGGCAGATTTTAATGAAGCCGTAGAAGATGTTGATAGACCAATGCTCAGTAAGAATCAGTTTTTTGAAGGATACAAAACAGCTAATCCATTTCCAAGCAAACGACCCGGAGGTGCTGCTGGGGCTAGAATGATAAACACATATAATGAAAATATGGAAAAAGCCTATGATAATTATAAAGATGGTACAATTAAAGAATTACAAAAACAATTAGCAGAAGCGAAAGATAATTCAACAGGTACACAATCAACAGGTACATTTACTACATCACCAGCTCTTGACCAAGTGTCAATAATTGGAGATGAAGCACCAGACTCATCTGTATCAGCACCAGTAACACCGGTTACAGGTCCTGTTTTACCAGTACCTCTTCCTATAACTAGAAGAGAACAGCAAGGTTTTAACTTTAGTGGTGAAGGAAAAGATTTAGCTGGAAAAATTTTACAAGAAGGATTCGAAAAAGCTCAAGTTGAACGAGCTGGATTTCAAAGAGATGAAACTGGTCAATTAGTTTTAGATAGTAGTGGTAATCCTATTCCAATAGCTGGTCCAGAGCTTATTGAAATGGAGGCTCAACCATCATTAGATAGAGAAACATTTAGAGTTACAACTGATACCGCAGAAGATACAGCAACAGTTGGAACTACTGCGTTAGCAGACACTCCGACACCTATTACTACAGCTACAATGGATGCAGCTCTAGATGCTCAACAACGTGCTGTTCAGGTTGCTGAAGGTCAAGTATCGCAAGATGCATTAGTTGCTGATACATTAGATATCTCTGCTGTTCCAACAATTGATGCTGCAGAAGTTACAGTTGAAGAAGGAGCAGTTACTGATAGAATTGTAGGAACAATATCAGAGGCTGCAAAAGCTCAAGCAGCTCAAGTAACTGGACAAAGTTTAAGAAGAATTACAAGAGCTAAAGAACAATTAAGAACTGCAGGTATTTCTGAAGATACGATAGCTTCATTAGGTAACGACCCGGAAGCTCTTGAACTAGAACTAACAAAACTTACCGATAAAGAAAGAGGTTTAATTGAAGGATTACCTAGAGAAGCTTTAGTAAGCACTCAAATAAATAGTTTGTTAGAGGGTATAGAAGAAGGTGAAATACCTACATGGGCAAGACCTGCAGTTAGTGCTGTTGAACAAGTACTAGCTCAAAGAGGTTTAAGTGCTTCAACAGTTGGTAGAGATAATTTATTTAATGCTATTATTCAAAGTGCTGTACCTATTGCTCAATCTAATGCTCAAGCTTTACAAGCTAGTATAGGTCAAGAACGTGATATCGAAGCAAGAGTTTCTTTACAAGATGCTCAGTTTAGACAACAGGCTGCGTTACAAAATGCTCAGAATATATTTAGTTTAGATATAGCTCAATTTAATGCAGACCAACAAACTGCTTTATCAAATAGTAAATTTTTCCAAACTATTAGTCTTACTGAGGCTAGTAATAGACAACAAGGAATTATACAAGATGCAGTATTAATGTCACAACGTAATTTAGCAGAAGCAGATATTAATACAAGAAGACAAATTCAAAATGCTCAGACATTTTTGCAAATGGATTTAACAAATCTTAATGCTCAACAACAAGCATTTACTTTAGAGGCTCAACAAGAACATCAAAGAATGTTATCTAATCAATCAGCAATAAATGCAGCTAGACAATTTAATGCTTCTAGTGAAAATCAAACACAGCAATTTATGTCAGAGTTAGCTACTAGAGTTGATATTGCTAATGTGCAACAAATGAATGCTATGCAACAATTTAATACTGAACAATTAAATTTAGCTGAAGCTAGAAGAGTACAGAATCAAGTTGCTATTGACACAACAAATGCTAGAATTTTTTCTCAAATAGATATTTTTAATGCTCAACAAGAGTTTGAGAGAAATAAAATCAATACTATTGCAGCTCAACAAATTGAACAATCAAATGCTCAATGGCGAAGACAAACTAATTTAGCTGACACTGCTGCTCAAAATCAAGTTAATCAACAAAATGCTCAGAACATGTTTAATCTAAGTAGTCAAGCTAATGCAATGATTTGGCAGGAACTTAGAGACAATGCTGATAGAGATTGGAAAGCTGTACAAAATGAAAGAAGTAGAGAAGCTGATATTATTGCTACTGCTTTATCCACAGAAAATGGTGGTAAGTGGATTGCGAGTAAAGAAAAATTAGTTGGTCTTCTTGCATCAATTGGTTATGCTGGAGGGCAAACTGCAGCAGAGGGTGGTACAACATATCCTAGCTATCCCGGAGTTATTAATCCGGGTATCTACTATTAAGGAGAAATAAAATGGGATTTTTTAAAAGTTTATTCAAACCAATTAAAAAGGTTTTTAAAGGTATTAAAAATAAAATCTTAAAACCTATTGGTAAATTTCTTAAAAAACATAAAAAATT